ACACTGGATGCAAGCGGTAATGTTGGGGTTGGTGTAGTAGACCCCGACAGTGCGCTTGAAGTTCAGTCATCTGCAAGTGGTCTTAACTCTGCGCATCTGTCTAATACAAATTCAACTGGGTATGGTGTAAAGTTTGTAGGCGGTGGAAATACTTCAACACGATATATTGCAGACTTCCGTGATTACTCTGGTGCGTCAAAGCTAAGACTGGACGGTAGCGGTAACTTGCTGGTGGGTCAAACCTCTGCATCATCAAGCGATGTAGGGTTCTTTGTTAGGCCAGATGGTTTTGGCTCATTTACAAGGGACGGGAATAGACCCCTATATTTAAGTCGCTTAACAAGTGACGGTGAAATTGTTCAGTTCCGCAAAGACAACACCGCTGTGGGGAGTATTGGGGCTTTAGGTGGTGACATGGTTCTTGGAACTGGCGATGTTGGATTTAGGTTTGACGATGGTTCAAACGTAATGACACCGTGGAATATCTCAACAAATTCAGCTAGAGATAATGCCATAGACCTAGGTCACGGAACTGCCCGCTTCGACGACATCTACGCCACCAACGGCAGCATCCAAACATCTGACGCCAACGAAAAGCAGGACATTGCAGAGCTATCTGACGCAGAGCAACGTGTTGCTGTAGCTGCCAAAGGCTTGATGCGTAAGTTCCGCTGGCGTGATGCAGTAGAAGCTAAGGGTGACGATGCCAGAACACACTTCGGTATCATCGCACAAGATCTGCAAGCAGCATTTGCGACTGAAGGATTAGACGCTGGTGACTACGCCATGTTTATCTCTACAACTTGGTGGGAAACACAGACAGAGGTGCCAGCGGTAGAGGCTGTGGCAGAGGTGCTTGACGAAGAGGGCAACGTAGTCACTGAGGCTGTAGAAGCCGTTGATGCCTACACCCGCACCGATACATATGACACACAAGAAGAAGCGCCAGAGGGTGCTACAGAGCGCACTAGGCTTGGGGTTCGCTACAGCGAGCTACTGGCGTTCATCATAGGAGCTTTATAATGTCTGGATACATAGGCCCCGCACCAGTCCCACAGGCCACGCAAACGCGGCAGACGTTCACGGCCACCTCTGGGCAAACCAGCTTTGCCACAGCGGGCTATACGGCTGGCTTTGTGGATGTCTATATGAACGGCGTGAGGCTGGTCGATGGCACTGACTTTGCGGCTATAAACGGATCTGACGTTGTGCTGACATCTGGCGCTTCCACGGGCGACATCATCGATGTGCTGATGTTTACGGCGGTTGATCTTGCGACTGCGGTTGGCGGGGGCAGATACAAAGGTGAGCGCGGTACGCTTGGCCCTGCGGCGGCGGCTGGTGACATCTTTCGTGTCAATGAGCAAACCTTGAATGCAAATGTAACCATAGACGCGACAGAGAATGCCTCTGCTACTGGCCCACTGGCCGTGGCATCTGGTGTTACGCTGACTGTCACATCAGGGGGGAACCTTTCCATTGTCTGATATTAGAGCAACAACAATAAGCGATGCGGCTGGCACTGGGCCGATTGCGCTGACGAAGCAGAGTGCTGCAAAAGTTTATATTACTTGGAACGGAACAGGCACAGTAGCAATATACGAAAGCTTTGGCGCAAGTAGTTTAGTAGATAATGCTACGGGTAAGTATAATATAAATATGGTATCAAGTATGTCTTCTGCAAATTACACAACTACTGCTGATAGTCTTGCGCAATCAACTGCTGCGACTTACAGAACAGGGTCTAATTATTTTACTAATACGACTTCGCTTTTTGAAATGCGAACAGGTGCTTCTTCAGGATATGTTGACGTAGCTTACAACAGCGCATCAATATTAGGAGACCTAGCATGAGTACATTAAAGGTCACAAACATCCAAGCCACTGGTGAAACAGCTAGTCGTGCGGTGTCAGGGGTTGCTGCGGCTTGGACTTACTTCAAGGGAGATGGAACGGCTGCAATTCAGAATAGCCTCAATACGTCTTCTTTAACAGATGTTTCAACAGGGACATATCAGTTAAATTGGTCTTCTTCGTTCTCAAATGCTTTGTATACGCAGTTGGGAGGGAAACACGCATTATCAACACTAACAGGGAATGGGTTTAACTTCCACTCATCCACTGCATCTGTTAGCAATAGTGGGCAATTTAATGCGATTGAAAACAACACACAAGCAGACTCCGATAAAATCACAACATCACACCACGGAGACCTAGCATGAGTACATTAAACGTTTCCAACATCACCGATGGCACAACAACAGTCGGCACCAGCTATGTGGTCAATGGGTCTGCGAAGGCTTGGATATTCTTCCAAGGCACAGGCACTGTAAATGTTTTAGACAGCTTTAATATAAGCTCTGTAGATGATAACGGAACAGGTAACTACGACTTAAACTACGCAAGTTCTTTTTCTAGTGCAAACATTTCTCCTGTAGGGACAAGCAACTGGCGAGGAGTTCTGACACATGATGCTTATTCAGCAACCGATACAAACCTTGCTACACGAGAAGGTGGTTCCTCTTCAAAAGGCGATAGAGGTAGACTTTCAGTGACTGTCCACGGAGACCTAGCATGACGCACCTCTGGGAACGCCTGTTAGAAGCTAAGTCACGCCTTGCACCAGTGCAGTCTAAGTATCGTGTGCTGTTTGAAGACCCAGCCACACCAGATGAACCAGCAAAGGTGCTTGTGCCTGACCCTAACTTCATGGCTGCGGCTCTTGCTGGCAACGTATTGCCACCTATCGACACCTACCAGCGTGATCGCTTGGTGCCAGATGGACAGCCTAAAGAGCATCCATATGCTGAGCCTATTGGCGCTATGAGCGAAGAAGAAGCCATAGAATACTTAGTAATGAAAGACATAGATCCAGCCGTTTGGCGGGATTACCAAGGCAACCGCACGATCATGAAGATTGTGCCTGTTGAAATGATCCCCAGTGATCGCTCATTTAGAAATGCATGGAGAATTATGCAATGACAACTTACATCAATATCAACGGAGATGTTCGTGAAGCATCTTCTCTGGTCGTACCAGCGGATCGCACCTTTCGTGGCGCTTGGGCATTCAACGGCGATGCTGTTGAGATAGACATGACAGCGGCTAAGGCTATTCACAAGGACAACCTACGGGCAGAACGTGCGCCTCGCTTGGCTGACCTAGATGTAGCCTACATGAAAGCATTGGAAGCTGGCACTGGCGCAGATGCTATTGCTGCACAAAAGGCAACGCTGCGTGACATCACAGACGATGCTCGCATTGATGCTGCGGCAAACCCTGATGCGCTGAAGGCATTGGATCTGGCTACCCTGTTGGGAGAGTAAAATGAGCAAGGCAAGGCAACTAGCCGATCTTGGCAATCAGGTTGATGATGGGGCTATCACTGGCTCCAACATGGTGATTAATGGTGGTATGACCGTGGCACAGCGGGGGACATCAGCCACAAACACCACAGGTGGTGGATTAAAAACTATTGATCGGATGAGGTATACAAGAAGTGGATTTGTACCTAGTCTAAATCACTCTCAGTCTACTGATGCTCCAGATGGATTTAGTTATTCTTACAAAGTAGAAGTAGCCACGGCAGATACAATTGGAACCTCAACGGAATATTCTGTTATTGATTACAATATTGAGGCTCAAGACTTACAGCACCTTAAATATGGGTCTGCCTCTGCAAAAGCGGTAACTCTTTCATTTTGGGTTAAATCAAATGTAACTGGCACATATGCTGTTGGAATTAATCAACACGATAGTAGTCGTGATATATCCTCAACATACACCGTTAATGCTTCTGGGGCTTGGGAGTATAAAACAGTGACTTTTTTGGGTGATGTTTCTGGAACAATAAACAACGATAATGGTATTGGCCTTAACATTGAGTGGCCAATGTCTACTGGTTCTAACTTTACGGGTGGCAGTAACGATGTTTGGGGAACTGCGGATGCAAACAGATGGGCGGGTCATGCCGTGTCTGTCTTTGAAACTAATTCAAACTACTGGCAAATCACAGGCGTCTGCCTGAACGTTGGTGACAGCGCTATCGACTTCCCGCATGAAAGCTACGGGGATACATTGGCGAAGTGCCAGCGGTATTATGAACAATCATATACATCGTTAACTGGGTCTGATGGTAAGTTTTCTGCCGTAGCCTCTACAGGATCAAATTACCTACAAGGGCCAACTTTTAGAGTTACTAAGAGAACACAACCAACTATGTTAGCTCATGACGGAATTTCTGAAATGGATGGGTCTACTAGTAGTTTAACTGCTGGCTCATTCAATCACATAGGGTTAAATGGCGCTTTGCGTCTTTCATTAGGCGGTTCAGGTAGAATTAATGCTCAAGTATATAGATATCACTGGACAGCAGATGCGGAGTTATAGGAAATGAATATTACATCAGCTCAATATATTTTATCTGAAGATGAAAATAATGTTATATTAGCAACTATAGATGAAATAGAAATGACGGTTCCACTCACAGAAGGCAACCGCCACTACGCTGAAATCATGCGGCAGGTTGAGGCTGGCACACTAACGATTGCAGAGGCAGACTGATGTTAGGCTTTAGCCCACTCGCATCTGCGCCACTGGCAGACAGTGGGCTTGCGATTGAAAACTTCGCGCTTACCGCCGACAACATCACGGCTGGCGCTCCAACCGTTGCGGCGGCTACACTTGCAGAAGATTATTCGTTTGCGCCGGTAGACATTGTTACGGGAAGCCCAGTCGTAGGCGTTCCGAGCGTTGCGCAAAACATCGCCTTGGCGGCAGACGGAATAGCTGCGGGCGCTCCAACGATTGCTCAGCCAACGCTTACCAGCGTTCACGCGCTTATCCCGACAGAGATCACGGCTGGCGTTCCGACTACCGCCAGCAGCGCGATCACCGTAAACCATGTGCTTTTGGGCGCAGAGATCACGGCTGGCGCTCCGATTGTTGGCCCAGCGCGATTTAAGTGGCAGGTTGAGCCTGTCGGGCCAGAGACATGGACGGAGCAAGCGGTTGGCGCGGAGACATGGACTGAGCAAGGGTCTACGGCACCGGCTTGGACAGAACAGGAAGCAGCATAGTGTTTGCTGGCAAAATGATATATAGTGCAAAAAAGCGCGAGGCGATTAAATGACGATTAGCATAACCAAACCCACCGTTGGCGGCTCAGAAAATACGTGGGGAACCACGACTAACCAAGCCCTTGATGACATCGTTGACGTTCTAAACGGTGACACTGCCAGCACACCAGATTTGACAGAAGGAAGCTGGAAAGTCGGCGGCACGGCTGTTTCTGCATCAGCGGCAGAGCTTAACAAGATGGACGGGGTTACTGCCACAACGGCAGAGCTTAACTACACCGACGGTGTAAGCAGCAACATCCAGACGCAGTTGAACGCTAAAGCGCCCACATCCAGAACTATCAGCGCGGGCGGTGGCCTCGATGGTGGTGGCAACCTGACTGCTAACCGCACCATCAGTCACTCAAACACCTCTTCTCAAGGCAGCGTGAACAACAGTAACAACACTGTGATCCAAGATATCTCTGTGGATACCTACGGGCATGTCACCAGCATTGGCTCTAAGTCGTTGTCTATTCCAACCGGAAACACTCTTAACACTTCTAGTAAAGCTTGGACGGATGGCTCTGGCGGGCTGCAAATCCGCTATGGTTCATTCTCAAGCAGTACAGATGGCAACCAAACGGTTAGCTTCAATACAGCATTCAGTAACCAATGCTTTGTCTGCATAGTTGGCGGGGAAGTTCATACGGAAAGCGTAAGCCGTACAAGCTTTGTGGTTGACAGAGAAGACAGCTACTCAGGCACCATTGTCTTCCAATACATAGCATTAGGCCGTTAAAAGTGACTTTGGTGCCGCTAGACATCCCCGCAGGCTTCTACCGAAACGGAACAGACCTTGAGCAGTCTGGTCGGTGGCGCGATGGAAGCTTAGTGCGGTGGCGCGATAATAGCTTGCGTCCCATAGGCGGCTGGCAGGAGCGCAAGACATCGTTCTGTACAAACCCTGTGCGCGGGATGCACACATGGGAAGCCAATAACGGCACGGCATATGCGGCTGGCGGTTCATATAACGAACTTAAAGCCATGACGGGCGGTGGCACTGTGTACGACATTGCCCCAACAGATCTGGCGACAGGCCGTAAGGATGCAGAAGTTGAAACGGGATACGGATACGGCTTTTATGGTAGCGGGTTTTATGGAACGCCGATCCAGCAAAACGCTAATGCTGTTCCAGAAGAGGCTACCCAGTGGAACATCCAGAATTGGGGTGAATACCTCGTTGCTATAAATAAAGATGACGGGCGTTTGCTGGAATGGCAATTAAACCCAGCAGTTAAGGCAGCGCCGATTGCGAATGCCCCGACGAACAATCTTGGTTTAGTTGTAACAGAAGAGCGTTTTATCTTTGCCTTGGGCAGTGGCAACAACCCGCGTAAGATTTCGTGGTGTGATCGCGAAAACAACACGGTTTGGACGCCAGCAGCTACAAACGAGGCTGGTGATATTGAGCTTGCCGATAGCGGGCAGATCATGCAGGGCATCAGAACGCGAGGCCAGACGCTTATCCTCACAGATACATCAGCCCACACAGCGCGATACCTTGGCCCGCCTTATGTGTATGGCTTTGAGCGCGTTGGCACATCGTGTGGGGCAATATCCCGCAAGGCTGCGTCTGACGTTGACATGGGCGTATTTTGGATGGGCCAGCGTGGTTTCTTTAGGTTTGACGGCAACAGCGTTCAAGAAATACCCTGCGATGTCTTCGACTATGTTTTTGGCGACTTTAACCCAGCGCAGCAATCAAAGGTTTGGTCGTTTGCAAACGGCCAGTACGGCGAGGTGTGGTGGTTCTATTGCTCTGAAGGCGCTACTGAAATAGACCGCTACGTTGCATATGACTACAAAGAGGGCCATTGGTTGATTGGCAACTTGTCTCGCACGGCTGGCGTTCAGCGCGGCGTTTTTCGTTATCCATTTCTTGCGGGCTATAATTCAGACAGTGACATTTATGAGCATGAAGTGGGCCTTAACGTAGACAGTTCATCAATCTTTGCCGAAAGCGGGCCAATATCTATTGGTGCGGGAGATCAGGTTGCGCGTGTTACTGAACTTATCCCTGATGAAAAAACGCAGGGAGATGTCAACGTCACGTTTAAGACACGGCTTTATCCAAATGGCGCTGAGACAAGTCATGGGCCATTCACAACTGCAAACCCAACGTCAGTAAGATTTACTGGTCGGCAGGTTCGTATGCGGGTTGATGGAGCGATCTTGTCTGACTTTAGGGTTGGCAACATGCGAATTGATATGAAAGCTGGGGGCCGTAGGTAATGCCGGTTCCAGTATTACCCCCTATTGG